CAACATACTCAGAGTATTGAATTCCTTTTTCTAATTTTTCTCCTAAGTAATTAGAATATTGAATTCCCTTATCTGCTTGTTCAGCAACGTGTTCGCTGTATTGAATAGTTTTATCTAGTTCTTCTCCTAAGTAAGAAGAATAGTTTTTAATCTTATCTACGTTTTCCGCTAAGTAGTCGGAGTAAGATATGCTTTTGTCAAGATTCTCAGATAAGTATTCAGAATAATCAGTTACCTGATTTACTTTCTCTGCAACATGCTCAGTGTATGCAACCAATTTTTGAATTAGTTCATCACTGTTTGAATTTGCAGATTCCTTAACACCGTCTAATGTATTTTTAACGTATTCAGTGTACTTATTGAAATCCTCAACGGTTACAAAATTTTCTGATGTATTTTCCATTTTTAGATCTGTTTTATTTGTTTTATTTATTTCGTCTTCAGTATTCTCCATTTCGTAAATGTATAAACCTTCAGTATCTTCAAATCCATAAGATTCATTTACTCTAGCCAATTCAGCATTTTCAAATCCAGGATCAGCAACTAAATCATACGTAAATAATTGTTTGATTTTTACAGTTCCATTAGATTCAACAGCTCCAGCTGCTCTACTTGATATTTGAAGAGGAACTCCAGCATCAACTAACGCCTTTGCCTGTCTTCCTGCTTCTGTATCTAATAGTCTGATACGACCTTTTACCTGTTTGGTATCTTTGTCATATGTTAATTCCTCAATCATGTGTGATACATTTTTAAGAGATACATCAAAATTAGCAGGGTGATCTAATTCACCTAGTAATTTTGAAGCTTTGATTTTTGCTTGAAGAGATTCAATTTGAGGAAGATATTCGTCTTCTGTGTAAATTCTATTATTCTTGTTCTTTTTGTCGATTTCTCCAAAAATACCTTCAAGAATGTAAATTCCACCATCCTGCTTAAATTCTAACTCAGTAGTTGATCTTTCGAGGATCAGTAAATTATTAATCATATTATATTATTTTATTTATATTGTATTATATATCAAAATGAAATTTTGTAATTTCTTAAAAATTTAAAAAATTAAATATCCGCTAATGGATCTTCTTCCTCTTCTCCACCTTCAGCTTCTTCTTCAGCTTCAACTTCTTCAGCGTTCTTTTCTTCAGTGTATTCTAAATATGCCTTTAGTAAGGTTGACATATCTTCATCGGTGAATTCACCATTACCATACTCATCATAGAAATATTGCTTAAATTCTTTTTCAGTTTTGCTGTTTATAGCAACTCCAAGAATTTCTGTAGATTTAATTTCAGTACCATTATCTAATGTAATATCATCGATTAATACCTTTGAGTCTTCTCCAGCTGAAATGGCATCTTCTTTCAAAGATTTCTTTTTTAAGTCTGAAGAAAATTCTTCAAATGTTTTAATAGTTTTCATTATATTAATTTATTTTTATAGATTATATATCTGTTACATTCCCATGTCCATCGGGTCAACTTCAGGTTCTTCAGCGTCTTTTGCTGCTTGCCTTTGTTTATAAGCTTCGTTTGCAGCTTTATCATCTGGACTTAGTTTTAAATATCTGTCTACTAGGAATTCCATATTAAAGTATGGCATCTCTTCCATCGTTACTGGATCAGTTTTCATTAATGAATCTTGCATAGTTCCAATAAAGTCTAATCTTTTCTCCATTATCTCCATAGTCTTTAATTCAGCGAACATATTTTCTTCGTGGAATTGTAGTGCTATTTGAGTTTTAAACCCTGCATCATCTTTAAATTCAGGGTATTTTAAACACATTTGAATCCATAATGGTTTAACCAGCACTTCTTGGAATGATGATCGAAGTCTCTTAATAAACTTAGAGAACTTAATTTCATCTCTAATCATACCATCAGCAGCCAGGTTAAAGTCTCCTCCACCATCTTCATACATAAATCTATTATATGGTATTTTAGAAACTTGCTTTAATTTATCAGTAAAGTATTTAAGTGCTTCAGTATCATTAATATCTGGTCCTTCACCACCTAATGTTTCAATCTCTGGTGTCTCTCCGTCCTTACTAGGCAACCAATATTCCTTATTGAATTGTAACATTGGTTTTCCATTAGTGGTCAGATTCGCACTGTCCCAATCAAAATCTACAATCTCTTTGTAGTTATTCATTAATTGTGCAAGTGATTGTTTTGCTCTTGTTTTAGATTTACCTCCAACTGGTATAATGAACTTCATTCTATAAGATGAGTTTGTAACAGCCCAAATAACTCTAGTATGTTCCATAATTCTCATCAAGTTAAATGCTCTTACAAGTCTTTCTAAATATGAAACTCTAGACGCTGTTGTAATTGAAGAGTATGAGATGTATATAATTTGAGAATCATATAGTTTTCTCTCTTTCATTGGATCATCTTTAAATTGGATCCATACTTTTTTACCATCTTCATGGTTATATCCTGGTACTAATGTAATAGGGTCAATTTCTTTAAAACCTATAATTTCAGTTTGTTCTGGGTTGTATATAATTTCAAATGATAAGTAACCATCAATTAACCATTTTCTAAAGAAGTACCATGCTGATTGATCCTGATTGAATCCAAAATACTGGTAAATTTCTCTATATGATTTATTAAGATACTTTTGAACCTCTTCTGAGATTTCCATTCCAACTATTTCTGGATTGGCAAAGAAGTTTTTATTGTCAAATACTATTGACTCATCACAAAGAATATCTAATATGTCTTCAATTTCATCATGTTGTGAGAATTTTCTAAGCTCATCTCTTTTTGCCTGGTACTGTTGATCAAAGAATGGTACGTTTTTACGCATATTCGTATCAGCCATTGAAAGGGCTGCGAATGCACCATACATATCATCACTGTCTGTTCCCAGTGGATTCATTTGGCCGTAACCAAATTGATCCTCTACTGGACCAATTGCCTGTGATTGTCTAAGTACTAAATCGTCATAGTACATTCCAAAAGACGATAGCTTTTTAAGTGAATCGCTTAATGTGAATGTTCTTTTTCCAGTACTCAATGGACCATTTCTCTCTACAAATCCTGCCATTATATTATCATATTAATTTTAGTTATATATCCTTTTTATAAGCTATCTTTGAATAGCCTTATTAATTGTTGTTCGTTTAGACCTTCTAGATCCATAAAATCACATAAAGCAATATCCGCCCATTTTTCATAGGATACTACTGCTTTATCGGTTATTAGTTCAGGTCGATATTGTCTAATTGCAAATCCATATCCTTCAGAATCTAAAAACGCTTTTATACCATCATATGTTATTCTTAATGGATTTTGTCTAATTGCATTGTTTTTTCCTTTACCAGCTGAGGTTGATTTTATTTGACTTGATACTCTTTCGTATAAAGAATCTAATAAATTCTCTTTAAATTCAGTTGGTAATAGATTTAAGTTTACTCCAAGATCTGTTAATCCTCTTTGCTCTATTGCTAAAACAACCGGGTTTTTATCCCACCATGGTAAATTTTCAGTTATTGGTGAATCATATCTGAATACATATATTTTACCAGCATCAAATCTAGTTCTAATCGAAGCTACATCTTTTTTCTTTTTACTCTTAAGAGATTCTTCAAACCATTTCTCAGCAGTTTGTATCGCTTTAGATCTACCACCTGCTTTCTCTAATTTCTTTATCTGTGATTTAATGTAACCCATTCTTAATAGTGTCTTCAGTTAAAACTATAAACTTCCAGCCTCTTCCTTCTGAAAAGGTTTTTGCTGCATTATATTTATCCATATTTTTAACGTATTGCTCTGCTAGAAACTTATATGATTTTATAGCTTTTGCTGAATTCTTAGTTGGTGGTTTTGGCTTTGTTATTTGATCTTTTGGTTTTATTTCTACTAAATACTCTTCAAGTGAACCATCTTGTTTTACTTGTTTAAAATAAAAGTCTGGGTAATATTTGTGGCTTTTTTCAGATTGTCTAGACCAATATGGTATTTCGACTGGCTCACTTGACCAATTTATTACTTTGTCATTAGAATCGCACCAAATACAGAATTTATATTCCCATGAGCTTCTATAAATTATTGGCTGAGGTCCTATATATTTTTCTGGATTGTTAGGATTAAAATATCCTTGTTTAAACCCTGATTTTTTTGATGGGCGATTATTTTTTATTGACATTATAAAGAGTATATTCCAGTACTATCATCTCCACCAGAAGAATCAATTGAAATAGTTCCTTTATATTTCTGTGGATGTATTTTGTTCCATCCTTTAGCATATCCTCTTTTTGCTATTTCAGTAAAATATGCGAATGCGTTTGGATATACTGGATTAAAGTTCTTCCAGTATTTTAATAAATCTAATATTGCAAATGAAAGGCAATCTTGTCTGTCATCATCGTTTACATATGTCATTCTATTAATTGCTCTTTCAGCAAGAAGTATTAACATCTTTTCAGCGATTGGAGTTAATTTTCCAAGCTCTTTAGATTCAGACATTGCAGCATGCAAATCTTTATTGTTTAGGTAATTTTTCTTTTTAGCCACTATATTTATGTTTTGTTTATAGTATATTATATAAGAAACTTTGGTTTTGTTTAACCGGTCTTTATAAATAGAAAAAGGGACGTTTAACGTCCCTTCTTAGTGTCTATCTATTATTAATATTAAGCTCTTATTTCGGCGATCTTGTTCTCCCAAACTGTGATTTCACCAGAGATTAAATTATCAGCTGCTTTTATTTCTTCAACTGATTTATCAGCTTCTGCTAAAAGACCTCTTTGATCTTTTAGGAAAGCAATCATTGATTCATATTTAGAAATGTTCTCTTCAACTTTAGCAAGTTCTGCAGATTGACCTTCAACTAATTCACTTAAGAATGAAATTGCGCTTTGTCCTGTTTTTTCGTTAACATA